CGCACGCAGCGTGTCGCACGCAGCGCACGCAGCGTGTCGCACGCAGCGCACGCAGCGCACGCAGCGTGTCGCACGCAGCGCACGCAGCGTGTCGCACGCAGCGCACGCAACGTGTCGCACGCAGCGTGTCGCACGCAGCGCACGCAGCGTGGCGCACGCAGCGTGGCGCACGCAGCGCACGCAGCGTGGCGCACGCAGCGCACGCAGCGTGTCGCACGCAACGTGTCGCACGCAGCGCACGCAGCGCACGCAACGTGTCGCACGCAGCGTGTCGCACGCAGCGCACGCAGCGTGGCGCACGCAGCGTGGCGCACGCAGCGCACGCAACGTGTCGCACGCAGCGCACGCAACGTGTCGCACGCAACGTGTCGCACGCAGCGCACGCAGCGTGTCGCACGCAGCGCACGCAGCGTGTCGCACGCAGCGCACGCAGCGTGGCGCACGCAGCGCACGCAGCGTGGCGTACGCAGCGTGTCGCACGCAGCGCACGCAGCGTGTCGCACGCAGCGCACGCAGCGTGTCGCACGCAGCGTGTCGCACGCAGCGTGTCGCACGCAGCGCACGCAGCGTGTCGCACGCAGCGTGTCGCACGCAGCGTGTCGCACGCAGCGTGTTGTTGTTTCTGCCGTATTACGCGACGGCGAGGCGCGGGGATTTGATCCCTTTGGCAGCACGTAGCGTGCTCCGTGCTACGTAGCGTTACTTCTTGCTGCTGCTGCTGCCTTCGGCAGCAAGGATCTTCTGCCTGTTGGCTTCCGCCTCGGCCGCGGCCGCGTTGTGGATGGCCTTAACCTCGGTGGCGTAAGACGCCTGGGCAGCCTTGAGGACACCGATGGCCGAGGAAGCGTCGACGTCGACGCTCATCGCCAGTTCGATGGCCTTGAACATGCGCTCGACGCGCAGGATGATATCGCCGCCGACGTAACCAGCGACACGCTCCGTCACGTTGAGGAGGATCGGAGCGCTCTTGGAGAAGTTGAGGGTGACGCCACCCAGCTGCTCCAGCTCCTTGGCGTTCATCCGGCCCTTGCCAGCCTCACGTCCGCCCTGGATATCCTTGCCGTGGGCGATCCGATTGCCCAGGACACCCGTGACCAGTTCCGAGTCGGGGAGCTCGGTGGCCAGGACCGCGAAGTCGGCCGGCGGGTTGGCCAGGTCGGGCCGACGCCGCTTGTCCGACTTCCAGTGCTTCACCGTGTCGATGAGTTCACGGTACGAGATCGAGTGACCCTTGTCGGGGCCGAAGCCGTCGAAGAACGCCTGGCGCGCACGCGGGTGAGCCATCGATAGCTCCTTGCCCACCTGCACGGGCCCCTGCTTCTGACCCCCCTTGGACTTGCCCCAGAGATCGTCGTCCTTCACGCCCGGCTTGAGACGGATGCCATCCTTGTCACGGATGATCGCCGTCTCGGGCGCGGCGGTGAAGAACTGGAGCGCGCGCTCCAGCCCCATCCCGGCGAGGTGCTCCACGTAAGACTCGTCGGGCCGAGCGATCCACCGGAGCATCGACTGCTTGTAGTAGTCAGCCTCCGTGAACGGCGCGGTGCTCCGAGACGCTCGGTTGAGGATCTCCTGGCGCTGGTCGTCGGTGAGGGTGGGGTAGATGGCCACCTTCACCCTGACCTTGCCCCAGAGCTCGGGCATCTCCTTCGCCAGCTGCGCCAGGACGGTCAGTCGACCGTTACCGTCGAGGAGGGAGGAAGCCCCCTCCTCGGCGCTGGGCAGCGGACCGGCGTCCGGGACGAAGCCACGGTGGATCATCTCCTCCCTGATGGAGTTGACGAACCAGTTCTTACCGGCGGCACGTGCAACGTTCTCCTGCCCGAGGCTGGAGAACGTCGCGACGAGATCGGAGGCCTTCAGGTCGATGACCTTCGGGGTCGGGATGTGGACGCCGCCGGACAGCTGACCGGTCGGCACGTTCTTGGAACTCATCTTCGTCACCTTCTGCCACGAGAGTGGCGCCTGTTAGGAGCACGTGCTCCTGGGGGGATGTGTGGCACAGGTTTTGGGCAAACTCCGTGCCGATCTTGAACTTCCTGTAACGAATGGCACGCGCATTGCTTGTCGGGCGTGCATTGCTTGAACTGCGTTAGCTGCCCGTGGTTGCTTCGGGGTCCGACCCGGCACGTTGTCCACGGGGTGGGTGCTGCGTCGAACGTTGGACCGCGGGGCGACGTTTGGCACGGTGTGCTCTAGCAGCGGCACGCCGCTACGTGGCCGGCGTGCCAAGTGTCACCAAAGTGTCAGAACAACATAACTCCAATGTTTCTGTCTGACACTTTGGTGACACTTGGTTTCAGCAATGCGCGTGCCAGGACGTAACCCCTGGCACCGTGCCGGTTGACCCGTGCCAGTGCTGTCCCCTATACTCTTTCATGTTCTCTTCTTCTTCTTCTTCTTCAAAGGAAAAAGAGTAGAACCAGGCACTCAGCACGTGGGCTGGATGTTGCCCACTATGTGTGCCACAGCTGGAAAATACGGTGGTTCCGTTGCAACGTGCTCCGTAGCACGGTCCGCCGCTACCGAGCCTTCATGCAGCGCTCACCGTTTGAGATCGCGTCGGACACGCGTGCCATGACAGCCTGAGTGTCGCTGCGTGCCTGAGTGTCGCTGCGTGCCTGAGTGTCGCTGGACATGTCTGCCAGGCGGCAGGCGGCAGCCCGCACGTCGAGACAGAAGGGACAGATGCACTCTTGTGGAAACTCGAGCGTGAGAATCTTCGGCTTCATTGAATCCTCCTGTTGGCTGCCATCTGGCAGCGTGCTGCACGCTTGTCGGCTCCTTGGCAGCACGTAGCGTGCTCCGTGTTCCGTAGCGGCGTGCGATTGCCGTCGCCATCCTATGACGCACTGCGTCATTGCGCGCCCGGCATCGCATCTCCAAGGCCCTATATGACTGAATTTTTTTTTAAGTCCAAGGCACTAGGCAAAATATGGGCTTGACGAGGGTCGCACTCGCCAAGGCACTAGGACGCACCCCGGGGGTGCGGCCTTTGCCAAGCCACGCCGCTAGCAGCGGCACGCCGCTACGTCTGTCCTCTACAGTCACGGACGGCCTTGGGCTTGGGCTCGCAGCACGTGGTCCCATCGGTTGTGTGTTTCGTGCACCCAGATGATGCAGGTGTCTCCGATTTTCACAGTGTCGTTCATAAGTCCTCCCAACAAGATTTGACCTAGGCTCATGTAGGAGAGTAGTGTTGGCGATTTCAAGGGCTTTTTTGCGTCGCCGCATCGGCGGGCGGCTCGTGAAGGGCGAGCTCAAGGCGCGCGAGCACGAGCAGGCGGCCCAGGCGCGCGCACAGCGCGTCCGGGCACGCACCGGCGAGCGGCCGCAGAGCGTGGCCGCAGAGCGCGCAGGCTGGCCGGGTCATGGCCCCGCCTCGTCGTCCAGCACCCGAGCGTAGCCCTCCCCGTCGTAGCGATAGACGGCGCTAGCCTCGTAGTCACCGATCGCGTCGAGCATGAGCTCACGCGCTCGCGTGAGCTCGCCCGGCTCGCAGAAGCGGACGACGTGCGGGCCCGGGGGCCGCGCCTCGACGGCCCCCGTCAGGTCGCAGCGCGATCCGAGCGCTGCGGGCCACGCGAGCACGACCAGGTGGCCGGGCACGCCGCGCCAGGCCGCGGTCACGAGCGCACCTCGGCCGTCGCGACCACGTAGTCGCCGCGCACGTCGCCCGTGTGGACGTGGCTCCCAACCTCGGTCAGCGTGTGCGCCACGCCGTCGACGTCGACCTGGTCGCCCGTGGCGTGGTCCCACCCGTGAGCGTCGACGTAGACGTCGGGGTTGCCCTCGACCCTGGCCCGAGCGTGCTCGTAGAGCCGGATCGAGACCTGTGAGAGGCTGACGATGTGAGCGGTCATGGCGGATCCTCCTGAGGCGCACCGTGTCGGCTCTTTGCCGAGCACGTTGCGCTCATAGTCTATCAGTGTGTGGTGTCCGTGTCAAGGGCTTTTTCTTGGCGCAGTCGCAACGTGCTCGGCTCCTCGTTGCGCTCATATTCTATCAGTGTGTGGTCGCGTTGTCAAGGGCTTTTTCTTGACGCCACGTGGCGTCAGGCGAGGCACACCGTGTCGGCCCTCGCCGAGCACGCTGCGCTTGTGTAGAGAGTATAGCGGTCCTAGGTCGAGCCGTCAAGGGCAAAATCCACTCTTTCTACCCTGGGGGTCTTGAGCGTTGCGCCACAAGGACTTACGACGTTCGACGTGACGCACGGCGGGTGTGAACAACGTGTATACATACGTATGTGTCCCTGGGCGGTAGGGTGTCATCTTGACACCCTAACGTGCCCCTAACGGGCTCGTTCGGGTGTCATCTTGACACCCTAACGTGCCCCTAACGGGCGGATTCGCTCGTTAGGGACACGTTAGGGACGTAACCCCTGGCAGGGTCAGATGTTACGTCGAACGTCGTAAGTCCTTTGGCGGCGGGGCGGGGAGTGTGTCGCCAAAGGGCCACGCCACTTTGTCGCCAAAGCAAAGAAGCTTCACGCCAATTGTAACGCCACGCCACTTAACCGTTCAAAGCAAAGAAGCTTCACGCCAAAGGGCCACGCCACTTTGTCGCCAAAGCAAAGAAGCTTCACGCCAAAGGGCCACGCCACTTTGTCGCCAAAGCAAAAAAAATATTTTTCACGACGCTTGCGAAGCAAGCGTCTTAACCGTTCAAAGCAAAGAAGCTTCACGCCGATGCGCAGCCGAGTTTGGCACACGTTTTGGCCCAAAAGATGCCCAAAAGGGGTTCCGCACCGTTGTATGTGAAGAACCCCTGGCACATTAGTTGCCCAAAAGGTGTGCCACACATGGATGAAGTCATCGAAGGTCGCAAGTACATCCGCGTTGAGCCCAGCGACCCCAATCGCTGCACCTCCATCGCCATCAACGGCGATCAGTGTGTTTTCCAGGCCGCAAAAGACCCACGTGACGACACGCGGTTCACGGAGAAGTGCCACCTGCATGGTCACTTCGCTGCCGCCAGGCTCAAAAAGGAAGCAAAGAAGCTCTACTTCGTCGACAAGTATCGTGCTAGGATCGACCGACTCAGTGACCCTGAGACCGGGACCAACCTCGATGAAGAGCTCGGGATCCTCCGCATGATGCTGGAGGAAGTCCTCAACAAGTACAGTGACATCGAGCTCATCACGCAGTCTGGTCAAGTGACCGCTATCATCCGCGACATCAGGGACACCCTCGTCGCGAACAAGAAGCTCAAGTCTGCGATGGGCGAGCTGCTCGATCGCGGCACGATGAACCGCCTGTGTGATCAGCTGTTGCTGGTCATGTCCAAGTATGTCCCGACGGACAAGCTGGACCTCGTCTCCGCTTCCGTGGCTGAGGCCATCGCGACCGCAGTCGCCAACCGCATGGGAGATTAACATGGCATCCGCTCTCTACCCGCTCTTCAAGCAGAAGCTCCTCAGCCAAGTCGACGCGATCGACTTCGACGCGGACACGATCCGCTGCATCTTCGTCACCTCGTCGTACACCTACAGCACGGCACACGACTTCTTCGCCGACCTGACCAGCACCCAGGGCGACGGCGGCACCGGGCGCGCCAACGGTGAGCAGCTGATCACTCCGACGCTGACGAACGGCGTCCTCGATGCGGACGACACCGTGTTCGCGTCCGTGTCCATCACCAGTGCGAACGCGATCATCCTCTACAAGGACACTGGTGTTGACGGCACCAGCCCGCTGATCGCTTACATCGACGGAATCTCGTTCTCCGTGACGGCCGGGCAAGTCACGATCCAGTGGGATGCCGGGGCCTCGAAGATCTTCGCCCTCTAACCAGGAAACGCTAACCAGGAAACGCTAATGATCACCGGGACGGACCGAGGCACGGGCACTAACATCACGAGTGCCCTGACCTTCACCTTGAGCCCGGCGAGCAACTTTGCCGCCGGGTCCATGGCCGTCCTGTGTCTCTCGGTTGACAACTCTGACGCGTCAGGCGCAGCGCACTCCACGTTCACGGTCACCGACACGCTCGGGAACACGTGGACGCGCCGCGTGTCTCCTCTCTACGACCCTGGTGCAGCCAGCGCTGGCGTCGAGGGTGCCATCTTCACGACTCCGATGAACGGAGGGACCCTCGCCACCGGCACGGTGATCACCGTTACCTTTGACGCGACCTGTGCCCAGAAGGTCTGGACGTTGATGGAGGTCATCCCGACCTCTACTAACTATGCCATCTCTTTTGTAACTAGCGGCGTGAACACTGGTGCAGCTGCAACAGCTCCGACCGTCACTACTGGTTCAATCACGTCCGGCAACATGGTCATCGGCTGCCTGCACAACGAATACGGCACCGCGCAGACGGTGACCGGAGATGCGGATGCCACGAATGGCAGCTGGTCCACTCAGCAGACGACCGAGAGCGGATCGACAGCAGCTGGCCAGTCCATCTCATCCCAACGCAAGGTAGTCACCTCTACCGCAACCCAGACCTACAACCCGACTCTCGGCACGTCCTCGGACGTGATCCTCAGCTACATCGTCCTGACTGAGCTAGCAAACCCAAAGCCCGCGAGCATCGCCTCCACTGCAGCACTTGGCGCGGCTGTCACCAAGCTTGCAACCAAGCCCGCGTCTGTCGCTGCGACTGCTGCCTTCGGCACCGTGTCTCTCCGTATCAGGTCGACGCCAGCAAGCATCGCTGCAGGTTTCAGCGTCGGCACACCGACGGTGCTCACTACAGGTGAGACGGTTTCCCCGACCTCCATTGCATCGACTGCCTCCGTCGGCACGACGCTGCTGGGTCTGACTCCGACGCCAACTGGCATTACAGCTGCAGCAAGCATCGGTACGTCAGCAACCAAGCTGGTCATTTTCACGCCTGGGATGCCTTCCCAGACCACGTTTGGTTCATCCACTGTCCAGCTACGTGCGACACCGAGCAGCATCGCTACGACCGCCACGCTTGGCACCGTGTCGATCGTCGCACGCAGCGTCGCACTCAGTATCACACCAAGCGCCAGCGTTGGCACGCCTGCCATTCTCAACACGCTGCTGCCTGCGTCCGTCGCGTCAACGACGACACTTGGCACGCCGGTCATCGAAGACACGATGTTCGTGCACCCGAACGGCATCGCGTCCACGGCAACGCTCGGCACAACAACTGTCCTCAACGCGATGCTGCCGAGCAGCATCGCCCCAACGTCTACGCTCGGTGCGGTCACTACGACGATTCGAGTGCTGCCGAGCAGCATCGCGCCAAGCAGTACGCTTGGTACAACAACTGTCCTCAACGCGATGCTGCCAAGCAGCATCGCGCCGACCGTCACGTTTGGTGCGCCGTCTCTTGCGCTGCGGGCGTTGCTAGCTTCGATCACTTCGGCGTCCGCGGTCGGGGCGTCTGGCCCGAACCTCATCACGCCGGTGACTTCCATCGCTCCGAGCAGCACGCTCGGCACTGTCGAGCGGTTCCTGGCCCTGCTCCCTGCGGCTATTGCACCGACGACCGTCCTTGGTGCAGCCACGCTGCGCCTACCTGTGTTGCCGGGTAGCGTCTCATCGACGTCTAGCATCGGTACCGCGGCTACCGTCAACACGCTGAAGCCAGCAGCCGTCGCATCGACTTCAACGCTCGGGTCGCCCACGATCGACAGTGGCGACACGGTATGCAATCCAGTCGGCATCGCTTCAAGCGCAACGCTTGGTGTGCCAAAGCCGGCTACTGTCATCAACGTGTTGAGCATCGAGTCCACTGCAGTCATCAACGTGTTGCATCTGCGCCCGAACCCGAGCCTGAGGAGGTAACAATGACGTTCCCCACAAACATCTGGGACGGGTTCACCCGCAACCGACCGCGTGTTGACACCGTCGCTGGAGCCGACGCGTTCGACTTCGAGGAGATCCGCGACGAGCTGATTGCCACGCAGTCTTTCTTGCTCAATCAGCCTCGGAGCCTCCCCATCCCGCTGGCTGCGATCACCCGCGAAGATGGCACTGCGTTGACGAAGCAGGCCACGGACGTGGCTGGCTTCGCACAGCTGTCCAACAAGGAACAAGTCATCCTGATCCCCGTGGACTGCAGCGCTGGTGAGCAGCTCGGATTCAGTGCCCCGCTTCCACGGGACCTGGACACCAGCAAGGACATCTCCCTCAAGGTGCTCATAGGCAAGGCCACGGATCTTGACGCTCTCACCCTCGATGCCGAGGCCTACCTGTGCGCTGCCGGCGACGTGCAGAACGCCGATGCGCAGTCGACTGCAGCGATGACGATCACGGCTACGCCGTCCGTGCTGACCTTCACCGTCCTCGCTGCAAGCCTCCTCACGCTCCCCTCCACCCTGACCGCCATCCTCCTGCTCGGAGGCGTGAACGATGGGGACGAGGTCAACATCTACGGCGTATGGCTCGAATACGCTGCAAAGGCGGCTTAACGTGAAGCAAATCGTCGCAATGTTCCTGCTGTCGTGCAGCGTCGCATTCGCACAGCAGCCCATCCGCATCGTGGACGACTTCAACATCTCGGCGACGTCCAACGTCGCCTTCATCTCGACGCTGACGCCCGTCCCTGACTCAGTCGTCTACAGGGTCTCCATTGCCCTGAGCGGCACAAACAGCGTCGTCAACCTCATCACAGCACAAGGCAGCACGTCCTTCACGCAGAATCTGCGTGAGGATGGCGAGGCGCTCGTTGCTGGTCGCCGTTACGTGCTGTCCTTCGCGGCATCCAATGGGCGGACTTACCGCCTGGCCTGTGCCACGACGACCACGGTCGCTGAGATCATCGTGGAAGAGGTCCGCACGGCCATCGGAGTCGCGATGAGCCGTACTTCCAGTGCTGCTGCTGCCGCGTTCGACGTGACTGCCGACCGGACCGGCACCGGCAGTTGGACGGGTGCGTCGGGTAAGTCGTACACCACGACTGGTGCCGGTGACCTGGTCTCTGGCGATGACCTGACGGTTGCCGATGACGCTATCATTACGGACTTGATGACTTCGTCCAACGTCAAGCGCGGGACCGGCACCCCGGAGAGTGCGATCACGGGGAGCATCGGGGACGTCTACCAGCGCACGGACGGGTCGACGTCGACCACGCTCTACATCAAGGAGAGCGGCACGGCGACCAACACGGGTTGGGTCGCGGTCGGTGCGGCCTCCTCGACGGGCTGGTCCAAGGCCCTGCACGCTAGTTACGGGATCAGCCCTATCGGGTCGGCGGTGCCTGCGCCGCCGGGCATGATCTCGGTCCAGGGGCGCATGACGGCCGGATTCGCCACGGCCCCGTCGACGCAGGAGGCTCTCGACTTCGAGACGTCGATCTCCGAGTCCTACAACTCCGTGAATACGATCACGGTCGAAATCGACTGGATCTCGCGCACCGCTGACATCGGCACGGGCGGCGTGACCACGGGTGATGTGATCTGGGACGTGGCCGTCGAGCGCATGACCGACGGCGCGCTGGACCTCGACTCGACCGGCTTCGACACGGCCAAGGCCACGAGCGCCACGACGACGTCAGGCACCGCCGGCATCGTGGTCACGTCCTCCCTCACGCTGACGCAGGCCGAGGCCGACGACGTGACGGCGGGCGACCTCGTGATCCTGCGCCTGCGACGGGACATCGACGCGGCGGGCGACACCATGGCAGCGGACGCGAACGTGCTCGCGGTTCGGCTGAAGCAGTGAGCCTCCTTCGAGCGTTCCTGATCGCTGTGCTGGCTGCGACGTTCGTACTGCCGTTCAACGCGCTCGCGGCACGGAGCCAGGACGCGACGACGGACGTCACCGCGCTCATCTCCGCGAACCTTCCGGTGACGGGACCTCCGTTCACCATGGCCTGCTGGTTCAAGGCACCGGACAACGCCGTCGAGCATTCGCTCATGTTTCTTGGGACTGCCGGTAGCAACTTCCAGTATCACTGCTGGCTCACTGCCAGCGGTAACGTGTCTGGCAACCCGCTCACCTTCTACGCCGCCGATACGAGCAACACCGCGGTGACGGTCACAAACTACAACACCGACAACGTGACGTGGCAGCACGCCTGCGCCGTCGGGACGTCCACCACCAACCGCCGAGTCTATCTCAACGGGGTGTCAAGCAGCTTGAGCAGCACCCTACGTGCGCCTGGAGCGCAGAACAGGTTCATGGTCGGGAACGCAGCGCTCGTCTCCACGAACACCGGCAACGGGCAGTCGGTCGCGCACGCGGCGGTCTGGAATGTCGCGCTGACCGCGACGGAGGTCGCCAACCTGGCCGCAGGCAGGCATCCCTACACGGTGCGGCCGGACGCGCTCGTCTACTACTCGCCCTGCGAGGGCGACACGACGAACGAGGTCGACATGGTCGCCAACAGGTCCACGACCACGACGAGCAGCGACAAGGCCCCGCAGCCGCCGCTCCTTCGTGGTGGCCGGAGGTAACACGTGTCTAAGCTCCTGACTGACTTCGCCGACCGGATGATCGCTGGCCTCCAGAAGAAGGCGATCACTACTCCTGCACGATGGGTGCAGGAGTACATCCGCAACGTCGATGGAACGCCGATGTCCTTCAAGCGTTTCCCTTGGCAGAAGGAGATGATTGACAGCACGGCTCCCCACAATGTCGCAGCCAAGGGCGCGCAGCTGGGGATCTCACACGCTGTCCTCTGCAGGGGCATGTGTGCCAACGACCTCGAGAAGCGCGATGTATTGTACGTGCTGCCTTCGATGCACCCGCACGGCAGCGACTTCTCCTCCGCCCGCTTCGACACGCTGGTCAACGCATCCCCTCACCTCAAGAGCATCTACGATAAGTCCAACGTCGGACACAAGAGTACGAGTACCAACAACTTCTACATCCGTGGCGGTCAGTCCCGCACGGGTGGCAAGTCGGTTCCCGCTGGCCTGCTCGTGCAGGACGAGATCGACGAGATCCCGCGCGACTTCATCGTCCTCGTCCGTGAGCGACTCTCCGGCCAGGACTACAAGCAGGAATGGGACATCTCCACTCCCACTATTCCTGATCACGGCATCGACAAGCTCTGGCAGGAGTCGACCCAGGAACACTTCTGGTTCCCCTGTCCCAGCTGCACGCTGAATGGTAAGTCGCGCTGGATACACCTCACTTACCCTGACTGCCTCGTCATCGTGGGCGATGACCCTGACTCGACGAAGCTCCTCACCGAGAGCTACCTCCGGTGTCCCCTCTGCCACGTGAAGATCGAACACAAGTCCAAGCCCGACCTGTTTGTCCCTGCACGATTCATCGCAGGCGTCGACGGCAAGGAGAAGCGCGGCTTCCACATCAATCAGCTGTACAGCACCACCGTGACGCCGGGCGAAGTCGCCGCATCTGCGACGCGTGCTGAGTTCAGCGACCTGGAGAAGCAGGAGTTCCTGAACTCGAAGATGGGACAGGCTTACGCCAGTGCCGGAAGCAGGATCACGGAAGATGCCGTGAACGCCTGCAAGTCGAGCCACCTCAATGGTGCGACACGCAGGACACACGATGTCGTCACGATGGGTGTCGACGTTGGTGCCTGGCTGCACTATGAGATCGACGAGTGGCACATCGGCGACACGGTTGGTAACGACGTGAACTCCAACAGCACTCCGCGAGTCCTCAAGACCGGCAAGGTCAGGAGCTTCGAAGAGCTTGGGACGTTCATGGTCGAGTTCGGCATCTTGATGTGCGTCGTGGACGCGATGCCAGAGACGCGCAAAGCCTTCGAGTTCTCGCAGCAGTTCTGGGGCTGGGTTCGCATGTGCTACTACGCACAGGGCGTCACCGGCAAGATGTTGAACGAGACCAAGTGGGGCAACGGCGAGCCGATCATCAACGTCAACCGCACGTCGTGGATGGACCAGGCCCTTGGTCGCTTCAAGGTCAAGAAGATCCTCCTGCCGATGGATGTTCCGTTCGAGTACGTGGAGCACATCAAGACTCCCTCTCGCATCTGGACACGCAACAAAGACGGCAATCCGGTGGCTTCATGGAAGACGCCGGATAATAAGCATGACCATCACGCACACGCACGCACTTACGCAGAGATTGCCCTCCCCCTGGCGCTGAGCGTCGGGACGAACGAGGACATCGGGAGCCCAATGGATGATTAAGCTCTGCGACATTATCCACCCGGAGGCGATGGCCTGCCAGGTCGAGTGGATGAAGTGGCGTCTCACTTACGAGGGCGGCGACACGTACATCGACTACTACCTCCGCAAGTTCAAGCGCGAGAAGCAGAACGACTGGAACGAGCGGCGTGCCTTGACTTACGTTCCGCCCTTCGCCAAGGAGGGCGTCAACGAAGTCAAGAACGCCGTGTTCCAGCGGCTGAACGACGTGACCCGCAGCGGTGGCAGCCAGAGCTACGTCGATGCTTGCAAGGGCCAGAACGGTGGCGTTGACCGCAAGGGTTCGACGATGGCGTCGTTCATCGGACGCACCCTCCTGGCTGAGTTGCTGACGATGCGTGAAGTCGGTGTTTGGGTCGACATGCCGTTGCTCCCAGAGGGAGCAACCCTCCTCGATGCTGACGGCAAGCACCCTTACTTGTGCTACTACCGCGTCGAGGACATCCGCTCCTGGAAGCACGATGACGAAGGGCACCTGACGAGCGTCTTGCTGAAGGAGTGCGTCTACGTAGACGACCCGATGACAGGCCTCCCGACGGGCGAGAAGCAGGATGTCTACCGCTTTGCTTCCCTCAAGGACGGCAAGGTCTACATCCGTGTTGAGGACAATGACGGTAACGCAGTCGGTGACCCGCTGGTCATCGACATCCCGTTCCTGCCCTTCGTCATCTATGAGATCGACCACAGCCTCCTCCAGGACTGCGCCGACATGCAGAAGGCGCTGCTCAACATGGAGTCGAGCGATGTGTACTGGTGCGTGAAGGCGAACTTCCCCATCTACACTGAGCAGTTCGATCCCCGCCCGGGTGCCAGCGGCACACGCCCTGCACAGCAGGGACCGAAGCTTACTGTGCCCAATCCGCCGTTTGCTGCCGAAGGCAGCAGCATCCCGGCTGGCCAAGCAAAGGAAGCATCTGAAGGCAAGGACCAGGAAGTGACGCTCGGCATCACTTCAGGCCGCCGTTACGGCAAGGAGCTTGAGCGCCCTGGCTTCATCCATCCGTCGTCGGAGCCGATCATGGCTTCGATGCAGAAGGAGCAGAAGATCAAGGAGGACATTAGGCGCTCGATCCACCTAAGCGTCGCGATGCTCGACCCGAACATGGCGTCGGCTGCGTCCAAGGAGATGGACAACGCCGGGCTGCAGAATGGGCTGCTTGCCATCGGTGCAGCACTTGAGCAGGGCGACCGTGAGGTTGCACGCCTCTGGGCTGCCTACGAACGCAGCCAGCCTTCCACGATCCGCTACCCTGAAGAGTGGACGATGCAGTCGGATGCGGGTCGCCGCGCCGATGCGCAGGCCCTCTGTAACCTGAAGGACCAGATCCCAAGCCGCACCGTGCAGAAGGAAATCCTGAAGCAGGCTGCATGTAAGCTCATTGGCCATAAGGTTGCGCCGGAGGTCCTCGACAAGGGACTTTCGGAGATCGATGCTGCTCAATGCCTCACGACGAACATCGACGACCTCAAGACGGAGGTCGAGTTGCGCATCGTGAGCGGTGAAACAGCTTCTCGCAACCGTGGTTACCCTGCGGGTGAACACAAGAAGGCGCTTGCTGAGCAGGCTGAGCAGCTTGCCATCATCGCCATCTCGCAGTCACAGGGAGCCGGGTCGGCACGAGGCGTGCCGGGTGCTGTTGGCGACAAGGGCAGCTCTAACGAGAAGAAGCTCGATGCCAATGCCACTGGGACTCCGAAGGACAACACCCGTGGGGAGGCACAGTGAGCAACGCGCTCTACCCCAACGGTGTCGATGGATTCGGCGACGGATCCATCGACTGGGTGGCTGATGACATCGCTGCCATCCTGGTTTCTGCCGCCTACGTCTACGATGCAGACCACGCGGTCTTCGCAGACGTGACTGGCATCTTGGCGAATGCGGTGTCCTACCTGACGGGCAAGACGTTCAACAACCGCATCGCCGACGCCGACGACATCACCCTCACATACCAAGCTGAGGGTGTCGGAGTTGCAGTCATCATCTACAGCGTGACGGCTGATCGCCTGATCGCATACATCGACAACGTGGCCGAGGGACTTCCCCTCACCATGGATGGTCATAACGTGCGCCTGACTTGGAGCAACCGCGAGGACTCCAAGATTTTCAGGCTCTGAGGAGGTAACGACATGTCGTCCATGAGTGACTATCTTGAAGGCCAGATCCGTGCGCACATCTTCCGAACTGCAACCTTCACGAAGCCGACCGTGCTCGCGATTGCTCTGTGCAGCAGTGCCCCGACCGATGCGTCGACGGGTGCGACGCTGCCGGAGCTGGCGGACGCGGGCGGCTACGCTCGCCAGGCCCTCAACCCGCTCGATACGAACTGGTCGGCTGCCAGCGCCACCGACGGACTGACTGACAACGTGTCGGCGATCACCTTCCCGGCTGTGACGGTCGCGTGGGTTGCGATCACGCACTTTGCCATCGTGACCAGCACCACGCACGGTGCCGGTAACGTCCTGTTCTGGGGCACGCTGAAGCGCAGCGACACCTCGGCCATCGGTGTCCTCGGTGTGGGTGACCAGCTGGTCATCCCCGTCGGTGCCATCGACGTGACGTTCGACTGATGCCTACAGTCAACGCATACGGAACGAGTGACGCCACGACCACGGTCGTGGGTATCGGTGCGCCACGGCGCAACGCAGTCGGTTCGTCTGCGTCGACGACGGCTGTCGACGGGGTCGGTGCAGTGGCAACGCGCCGGGCAACTGGCGCGCTCACTGCATCGGCCACCGTCGTGGCCACGGCCTACGCCACCAGGGACGCCGTGGGCAGCAGCGCTGCCAATGCCATCAGCGTTAGCTCAGCACGCTGTCTCAAGAGCGGTACTGGCGCACTGACTTCATCGACCACGGTTTTTGCAACTACCTTCGTGAAGCGCGGGTCCTACGGAACATCTGACGCTACCACGACGGTTGACGCAGTAGGCGCTACCTCGACTAGGCGCGGCTATTCAGCAGTCACCGCCTCAGCGGCAACTGTGGGCACGGCAGCTGCGACTCGCGATGCTGCGGGCAGCAGTGCTGCCACTGCTCTGGCAACGGCCACAGCGCGATGTCTGAAGGCCGCTGCGAGTAGCCTGACATCGAACACGACTGTAGCTGGCGCGAGCTACATTCGTCGCCCGGGACACGCAGCAGTCACGACCTCAGCGACGGTCGCAGATGCTGCTGCGTCAACGACGAAGCGCGGTTACAGTAGCCTCACTGGTACGGCCGTCGCCGTCGGGACGACTGGCGACATGACTGGTGCAGCCGGTGCGGCGATTGGTACCACAGTAGCTGTTGCGTCTGCTGGCGTCATTCGTGGTGCAGCTGGTCTGCTGACTGCATCTGCTACTCCCGTTGCGACGGGCCACGTGGCACGCCCTGGCGTTGCTGCACTGACTGCCTCGGCTACATCGAGTGGTGTTGCGGCACGCAACGTACCCGTGGTAGCCACTGCAGCTGCGACTGCGCTGGTTAGTGGGAGCGGCGGCCGGTCTCAGACCGCCTACGCGTCCATTTCGCCAACCGCAGTTGCCGTAGGTTTCGCGATCATCGGACCTGAGAATCTGCATAGCGTGAAGATGATTTCCGTCTACACGCAAGAAGAAGTCGGCTCTGAAACCCGCCTGGAGCTCATCTAATGACGCCCTATGCCACGGTTTCAGAAGCCGCGACTTATTTCTCTGAGCGTCTCTACACGGCTGCTTGGGACTCGGCCAGTGCCGACGACAAGCTGAAGTCGCTCAAGACAGCCACTCGCACGATGGAGTCGCTGAACTACGCAGGCGACAAGGCTGTCGAAACACAGGAGCTTCAGTTCCCACGTGGTGCAGACACAGAGATCCCCGATGACGTCAAGTACGCGTGCGCCGAAGAAGCCTTGGCTCTCTTGGCTCGCGGCGCTGATGTGGAGGACCCCTACGCCATGGGCCGGCTCAAGCGCCGCAAGATCGGCGATGCTGAGGACGAATACGACACTTCGTATTCCTCTCCCACGGCATCTGTTGGTCTCATCTCCCACCAGGCTTGGAGACTCCTCCAGCCTTTCTTGAGAGATCCGAACATCTTGGATCTCGACCGCTCGTAGTTCACTGCAGACCCGTGGCATCGCAGCGGGGTGGCTCTGAGAGACTCGTGCTCAGAAATAAGCCAGAGATGCGAGGGAGATAACATGAAGAACATCAAGCGTCAGCGTCTCTACTACGGCGATGAGCCGCCGATCACGCCGCCTCCCACCGCAGGTGGGACGCCGGAGAAGGTCTTCAAGCAGGCCGACGTCGATGGCATCGTGCAGAAGCGCATGGCCGAAGCTGAGAAGAAGTTCACCACCCAGCGCCAGTCCGACCTACAGCGGATGCAGTCGCTCGAGACCGACTCCGCCGCCAAGGCGGACCTGGAGAAGCAGCTCGAAGAGCTCAACAACCGCTACAAGACCAAGGAAGAGCTTGCGGCGGATGCCTTCAAGAAGGAGAAGGCCAGCTGGGAGAAGCGGCAGCAGGAGTCTGAGAACGCATCGAAGACGTGGCGCTCCAAGTACGAGGACAACCTCCGCGAGCGGGAGCTGCTCGATGCTGCGTCGTCCAAGGATGCTGACGCGCAGAGCGCCGAACAGATCGCGATGCTGCTTCGACCGAACTCGCGAGTTGTCGAGCGCATCGTCGAAGGCAAGTCCACTGGCGAGTTCGAGACGCGGATCAACTTTCACACGACCAAGGACGGAAAGGCCCTCGTCCTGGACCTGACGCCTGCTGAGGCGATCAAGCAGATGAAGGGCGATGTCAAGCGGTGGGGCAACCTGTTCAACTCTGGCAAGGCCGGTGGAACGGGTAACAGCCCTCAGCACAGCGGCAACGACACGGTCCTGGGAATCACTCAGGATGAGTTCACCCGGCGGTTCCTCAAGGGCGAGGCTCTGCCGAACAAGGCGAGGTAGGTAGGGTTCCGATGTTCGGGACCCCGCTTCAGTCACTAACGAAGGAGAAGTTTCAAATGAGCAATGCAATCATGGAGCGGGCGTCCCGTCGTCGGGCGCGCCGTGTGTTCGGTAACGACAACGCGGCCTTCATCCCTGAGATCTGGGCGCGTTACACGGTCGCCATCCTCGAGAAGTACATGGTGGCGGGCAAGCTCGTCCACCGCGACTTCGAGAACGAGATCAAGCAGTTCGGCGACACCGTGAACACGCGGCGTCCGTCGTCGTTCACCTGGGACCGCAAGGACGATGACGACGACATCGTGACCCAGGATGTCAGCGCGACCAACATCCCGGTCGTCCTGAACATGCACCCCTACTGCTCGTTCATCATCAAGGACGGCGAGGCCAGCCTCTCGATGGAGAAGCTCGTCGAGCGTCACCTCGATGGCGCGGTCAAGGCGATGGCCGAGGGCATCGACAGCTGCGTGACTGGTCAGTACGCGCAGTTCCTGGCGACGGCTGGGTGCGGTGGCCGCCTCGGCGGTCTGACGACCACGAACTACCAGCAGTATCTCACCGAGGTCGGCCTGGCGCTCGACAATGCGAACTGCCCGGTCGATGGCCGTAATCTGCTGGTGACCCCGCAGGTCAAGGCCCTCTTCCTGCAGAACCAGACCCTGGTCGGTGCGGACCAGCGCGGCAAGCTGACGGCCCTGGAGAAGGCCGACCTCGGCATGATCTATGGCTTCCAGCACTACATGACGCAGTCGATGCACTCGGTTGCGGCGGCGGACGTGGCAGCGTCGGACTTCCTCGTCAACACCTCGTCCCTCCAGGCTGGTGACACCGTCATCGCGGTCGACACGGGTTCGGCGGCCCTCGTCACCGGGACGTGGATCAAGCTCCTCGGCAAGCCGTATCGTATCACGGCGCACACCGAGACCCTCGGTGCCACGACCGAGATTACGGTGACGCCTGGTCTGCGTGATGTCGTCGCGAACAACACGGCGCTGACGGCCTACGACTTCTGCGAGGTCAACCTGGCTGCCGGCTACGCTGCTGGTTGGTCGAAGGCCATCGTCTATGACGGGGCCACGATCCTCCCGAAGGTCGGCCAGGCGCTGACGTTCGGCACGACGGCGACGCTGTACACCATCGTGCAGGTCAACGCCACGAAGATCTGGCTGGACCGTGGTCTGGAGACGGCCATCGCGGACGACGACAACATCAACCTCCTGCCTCCTGGCGAGTACAACATGGCGTTCCGTCGTGACGCCATCGCGCTCGTCTGCCGCACGCTCGAGCCGCCCCGCGAGGGCTCGGGTGCGCTCGCGGCGACGCTGACGCACGCCGGGTATCCGTTCCGCATCGTCATCGCGTACGACTACAAGAAGCAGGGTCACGCGGTCACGATCGACAACCTCATGGGCATCAAGACCATCGACACGAACCAGGGTGCCGTCCTGCTCGGCTAACCCAAACACCAACGGGGCACCCTATAGGTGCCCCGTTGGCTCTAACAAACTAAGGAGGGCATCACTATGGATCACCTTTGGCTACTCATGAACTCGCCACTGGGAATCGCCCTCGTCAGCGGACTCTTTGCTACGTTCTGCACGTGGCTGTTCAAGCGCGTTCCTGCTGCTGAGAAGCTCTTCAACTCTGCTGCACGTCCCATCTTCTTCGATGCCGTTCGCTGGGCTGAGAAGCAGATCCCGGACGGGTCCCAGGACGTGGCGACTCGTAGGCTGGACGAAGCCCTCAAGTTCGTTGCGACCCTCGATCCAAACATCATGTTGCTCCACACGGAAAACATCGTCGCGAAGGCGATCACGATGGCACACGATGATCGACGCGAGGTGAAGTAGTGGTAACTGGCGACATCATCACGGTTGTCATGGGCATCCTGTTGGGCGTCATGGCTCCAGTGATAGCCTGGATCAGTTCCATGGTGCTCTCAACTCGAGAGAGGGTCCTCGTGCAGGAACAAAAGATGTCATCTGCTGAAGCTAACATCGCAGAGAGCAAAAAGGACCGCCTCACAACGGACATTGTACGAGAGATCGTAGAGACAGCCTTGGATCGCAGGGAAGCTCGTGAAGAGAGCCGCAAGGCTGAGATCGCTCGGATGCTACGCATTGAGATCAAGCAGGCTGTAGGCGAGGAACTAGAGAAGCACCTCCCTTCCATCGTGCGCCAGGTCCTTCGTGAATCTGACGAAGAAGAGAAGAGTCGGGTAACCTGATCCTCGACAAGCTCAACCAGTGGGCAGTCTATTGGGCCCCCGGCGCACCAGATGCGACGGGGCGTCCCACTTTGTCTGCGCCCGTCGAGATGCGTTGCCGTTGGCAGGACGACCAGGTCGACTTCGTCATCGCCAAGACCGGCCAAGCTGCCACTTCCGTCGCGATCGTCTATTTGGCCCGAGATGTTGCGACGACTGGTGTCATGATGCTGGGCCGCTTGACCGATATCACAAACCTGCCCGACCCGAAGGCGAACGTCAACGCCTGGGAAGTGCAGCGCGTCAACAAGACCTGTGATGTCAACGCCACAGAGTTCTTGAGAAAGGTGTTCCTGTGATCGATGGAGTGGAACACCTCCTTAAGAACATCCACACCATCAAGCGTGAGGGTGAGAAGGCTGTCCAGCGTGGCACGGAGAAGGCCGCGAAGCTGCTCTACGAAGAGTCGCAGCGCCTCGTGCCGGTGGACACTGGCGAACTCAAGAAGTCCGGCGCGGTCCACGTTGCCAAGATGCAAGCGACGGTGACCTACGGGCCCGTCCTCAGCAAGACGAGCGGCCTGGATTACGCCATCTTCGTCCATGAGAACCCACCTGAACGTCAACGCCACGCGTCTCCAACACAGTACCATTTCCTCTCGGACCCTGCCAAGTCGCTGCGTCCGCAGATGCTGGCGATCATGAAGCACGAAGTCACAGCTGGCCTCTTCGCCAAGACCTATGCCCGCATCATGGGCTTCTGGAAGGGCACGTGACGCCTGCTGAGACGATGGCAGCGCACCTAGTCAGCGTAGGCACTTTCGCTGCCTCAGGCACCGCGTGGCCCATCTTCCTCAGCTACGAGCCCGATGCTGGCGTCGATGACGTTGCAACGGTCTACGATACGCTGGGGCTCGAGGATGGTCGCTTGATGTCCGGCAAGCACATCGTGCATCCAGGCGTCATGCTGCGCGTGCGTAGCAAGGAGTATTCAGCTGGCTGGTCCAAGCTGAGTGCCGCGTGCGATGCACTGGCTACGATCACCTACACAAACAACCTCCTGCTGGCGAACGTTTCGCTTCAGGGAACCAAGATGTTCATAGGAGTTGACGGGACCAGGCGACGTAGCCTGTTCGTGGCCAACTTCCAACTCACACTGAAGGAGACGCCGTGAGCATTATCAATGACGGCCATTCAACCCGAATCAGCTTCGCGCTCAACCCTGGGTTGACGCTCGCCATCCTCTTCGAGAAGGAAGTTGCTCCTCCTGGCATGGATGGCGGCGGCGCGAACGACATTACCACGATGCACAACACCACGTGGCGCACGTTCGCTCCGAAGAAGCTCATCACGCTGTCCGAGGTCACGCTGACCGTCGCGTACGACCCGATTGCGTTCGACACCGCGAACATCCCTGCCCTGATCAACAAGAACGGTGCCATCGAGCTGCGCTTCCCGAACGCGTTCAAGCTCACGTTCTACGGCTGGCTCGACTCGTTCAAGCCGAACAAGAACGTCGAAGGCGGTCAGCCGACGGCTGAGATCACCGTCATCCCGAGCAACCTGGACGCTGCTGGTGCTGAGATCGCGCCGGTCTACGCGGCGGCCTAAGTCGTGGCCATCGTCAACGACGGCCACTCAACGACCTTGGCCTTCTCCGAGGACCCCGACATCATGGGCATCGTGATGTTCGAGAAGGAAATCGGACCGCCTGGCATGGATGGCGGCGGCGCAAACGACATCACTACCATGCGCAACACGGCATGGCGGACGTTTGCTCCGAAGAAGTTGATTACGTTGACGGAGGTGACCGTCACGGTTGCTTACGACCCGGTGTTCTATAATCGTTGCGTCGCGACGATGAAGAACTACCCCACTGGGTTTCGAGTTCGGTTCCCTGACATGTCCCAAGTCACCTTCTACGGCTACCTTGAGTCCTTCAAGCCGAACAAGAACGTTGAAGGCGCTCAGCCGACCGCCGAGATGGTCATACGTCCCACCAACTTCCAGAGCACCAGCTTCGCCGAGGCTGGTCCGACCTACACGGCTTAGGAGCCAAGATGAAGTTCAGCCTCAAGCGCAAGGAAATCAAGCTCGTCATCGAGGGTGAGGACGGCAACGATCGCAACTACACCCTGCGCGAGATCACTGGTCGAGATCGCGACAAGTTCACGACCAAGCTGGCGAGCAAGACAAAGTACGACTCGTCGGGCAAGGCCATCGGCATCGTGGACACCACCGGACTCTTCCCGGAGCTGCTCTCGATGAGCCTCTTCGACGAGAAGGACGTGCTCGTCGACTTCAAGGTTTGTGAGCTCTTCCCTGCGGAGATGCAGCAGGAACTGTTCGAAGTCTCCCAGCGCCTCTCCGGTCTGACGAAGGAGTCGGAGACGAAGGCGGGAAACGACTAACGCCGGAACGCCTCCAGTGGTTCCGGCTTGCCCACGCGCTGCACATGCCGCTCCAGGAGCTTCAGGAGAAGACAACTTCCACTGAGTTCCTGGAGTGGCAACACTACCTTGACCTCGATGCGAATGCCTTTCATCGAGAGGATTACTTCTTGGCCAACATCGCCAAGGCGATCATGACTGGCCAAGTCAAGAAGCCCGAGGAGCTCAAGATCGAGGACTTCTTGTTGAAGTTCAAGACCGCATCCAATGAGGCTCCTGTGCAACTGACGCCTGAAGAGAAGGCTGCAAAGTCCAAGGCGTTCTGGCTTCAGGCTTTGGGAGTCAAGGAGAACCAATGACTGGTGTACGCTACGGCATCCCCCTCGGCAACCTGCACGTCAACCTGACGGGCAGTGCCGAGGGGTTCATTCGTATGCTGAAGGCGTCTGAGCGCGCCGTCATGGGGTGGCGCTACAAGGTCTCTGCCCACCAGGCGTCTATCTTCGGCGTGAACGTCAGGATAGCGAAGATCCAGCGCGGGATCGCGTCCATCGCCAACGGGCTCAGCACGTTCGGCAACACCCTCACGCAGACGGTCACGCTCCCGCTCGCTGCCATGGGTGCAGGTGCGATCTACGCGTTCGCACAGTTCGACTACGCGATGCAGCGTTCGATGTCGAACATCCGTGGGCTCACGGACGAAAACAAGAAGGCGATGACGGAGCTCGCCATCACGCTGTCAGACGACAGCGTGCATTCGGCGACTGCACTTGCCGCCGCCTATGGCGCCCTCGCATCGGCCGGCCTCGATGCCGAGCACTCGATGGCGAACCTGCCGACGGTCATGAAGTTCGCCAACGTGTCGAACCTCGACATGGTGAAGTCGACGCGACTCCTCATGTCTGCGCAGCAGGCAATGGGACTCAGGTCTACGAACGCCGCAGATGACCTGGCTGGATTGACCCGAGTGGCCAACGCCCTCGTCCGCGCTGACCAAGCCGCACTCGGTACGGTCGAAGAGTTCTCCGAGGCCCTCAGCCTGCGCTTCTCTGGTGCGCTGGGCACTGCCCGCAAGAGCCTCGAAGAGGGCATGGGCCTCCTGATGGCCCTGGCGTCGAAGGGCATCCGTGGTAGGGGAGCTGGCGAAGCTGCGACCATGTTCCTCCGTGACATCGGCAATGCGCAGCTGAAGGCTGCCAAGGAGTGGAAGGCCAAGGGAATCAGCCTCTACGACGACGACCACAAGATGCTGCCCCTCTGGCAGGTCCTGGGCCAGCTTGAGATTGCGTTTGCTAGCCTCTCGGACAAGGAGCGTGTTGCAACCCGTAACCTCCTTGGCTTCACGCAGCGCTCGTTCTACACCACTGAGATGCTCATGGGCATGTCGGAGGCGATGTACGACTTCGAGACCACTGCCACCCATGCTGGCAATGCTCTGGAGATCATGAACCAGGCACGCATGAAGCCGCTCATCGCACAGCTCCAGATCATGTGGAACAGGATCGTCAACGTCGCCATCGACATCGGCGAGCGGCTGTCGCCTGCCATCACATGGCTGAACGAGTTCCTGGCTAGCCTGACCAAGCAGTGGCGTAATCTCAGCGAAGATCACAAGAACTTCATCGTCACCCTGCTTGTCGTGGCAGCTGTCATCGGCCCGACCTCCATCGCCCTCGGGATGCTGGCGGCCTCGCTGTTGGCCGTCGGAGCCGCGGCAGTGTTTGTCTATGCCAACCCGCTCGTGCTGCTGGTTTCAGCGTTGCTTGCTGGAGCGGCAGCTTCCTTCATCCTTGGGTGGGCGCTCAGCGACCTTGCCATCGACGGCAAGAAGTCCTTCACTTATGCCATGGTGGACATGATCCTGAACTTGCGGCTATTTGGCCACACGCTCAAGATCACCATCTTGACCACGCTGCTGCGGTGGGACATGATGGCGTTGGAGATGGAGTACGCCTTCAACAAGTCCCTCGATGGGATGCTGCATACCACCCTGACTACTGTCGAAGCGATCCTGCGAGCAATGGCGTTGATCCCAGGTGGCGTGTTCGGTTGGGCCGCAGCTGACGGCATCGAGAAGCTCGAAGGTATGCGTGGCATACGTCACGCTGAGACTCAGAAGAAGCTGAACGAGGAAATCATCGCCAGGGGCGAAGAGATCCACATGCTCCTCTACAACGACAAGCCGAAGAACGGTGACGTGAAGTCCACGGACAACCCCATCCAGCAGCACTCGATTCGCCGCCCCGGCGAGTTGGACAACGACGAGTCCGATGGTTTCTATGGAGCTAAGGGGATGTTCAAAGAGACCAGCCTTCGTCGCATGAACCTCGATGCCCTCGCTAGCGAAGGCACTCAGAAGCAGGAAGTCCGTGACGAAGCGGTCGTGGATAAGCTTGATGAAGTGATCGACACGATCAAGAAGTACAACAGGAGTCCAACAATCCGATGAAGGCAGCAATCGACCGCATCGACACACTCGAAGCGACTGAGCGCTATGGGACGCTCATTCACTTCGTGCGCAGCGTCCGTGTCATCAACGTCGTGGCCACGGACTATACTGTGCTTATGACGGCACTCGAGGCGCTCGATGTCTTCAGCCAGCCGATCCCCGTCGCCTATGGCACCATGGGCGATGGGACGACGAAGGACAAGAACCTCGTCCTGACGGAGCGTCAAATCAGCCTCGTCGACAACACCACGGTCGATGTCAAGCTGACTTACGAGCACGCCCTGAACGACGGGCAGAGCCTCGAAGAGACGGCGTTCTATGGTGCCATCGTTGGCACCGTCAGCACCACGATTCAAGAGATCGAAACAAACATCGATGGCGACGGCAAGCCGATCACAGTCTCGCACCAGTGGCCAACCACTGACGTAGACTTCGGAGGCCCACCGCAGCAGACGCATGTCCAGGGCGGCACGTTCAAGTTCTTCCAGGCCCAGCGAACGCTGTCATTCACGGGCCTCAGGACCACTGCCTACCCTGACATGATGGCTCTGAAGATGGTTGGAGCGCTGAACAACAAGCCTTGGTACGGCGAAGTCGCGCGCATGTGGATGTGCACCAAGGTCGAGTATACTCCCTTCGACATCGCGAGCGGCCTTGCTGTAGGTGCTGGGAGATACAAGATGATGTTCGAGTTCCAGCACAACCCGGACACGTGGGACACCACGGTCTACTTCGAGGACGCCCGCACGGGCAAGCCGCCGACTGGCCTCGTTGCTGAGATGGGGTACAAGAAGATCAGTAAGCACAAGGAAGTTGACTTCGAGGACCTGATGGGCGTACGAGTCGCTGGTGGGTAGCCCAGCCAAGTTCAATCCGAACACGGAGCTGTTCGCAAGCGACCTGAATCGC